CTGGCGATTCAGTTTTGGCCGGCCAGCAAGGTCTTCGCGGAGCTTGGCGAAGACGGAGCCATAAAGGAGATGTACGATTTCAAGCCAGGCGAGTTGATTCCGTCGCACTTACCCGGGGAGGACACCGGCCACGAATCCATCTACAGCCGATTCGAGCGTTCACGATGGATGATTGAGCAGCTATCCTACGATATCGAGCCGTACTCGCAGGCGCAGGTGTCTCGCATCGGACGCAACCTGACGCTGCTCCAAGCCAAGAAGGCGGGAATCACGATCAGCGACCACACGATTATGAAGGGTCTCGGGCTGAACGCTGGAGAACTTCCGGCGCAACGCAATGGCGAGCCAGCCATCACCGAATTCGAGAAGTTCGCCGTCGAGCAGGAGATGAAACACGCACTCGCCGAAGATCTTCAAATGGGTGCTCCGCAGGGTGAAACTCGCGGACGCAAGCCGTCGAATCAGAAGCCTGCCGCCGTTAAAAGCAAAGATGGCGGGACGCGGTCAACGATCACCACGAGCTGATGAACGATGAGAAGACAGAGGCCGTCGTGACCGTGCCGAACGACAAGCTCGCGGCGGCAATCAGGGTAATCGCGCGTGAAAATAGAAGCGGCCAACTACGCGTAAATTTCTCGCAAGGCTCTCCGGCTGGCGGCATCCAGTGGATCGAAAATCTGGACAACGGGAAAGGCGTGCTTGCGGTTGACTGAAACCCATCCTTGACAAGGGTTTGAGAAAAGCCGTATTCTTGCGCTTAGGAAACAGGCGTACCTTCTTGGACTTCAAGGGGCGCTGCTGGGAAACCAGTAGCGCCCCTTTTCCATTTGGGGATGACGGAAAGGAGAAACCTCAATGCTCAACGATTTCGGTCGTGTCGCAAACAAGCGCGGCAAAAAGCACGGTGGCAAGCGCCGGGGCAAAAAGTAATCGGGCCCTACTCCGCGTTGAACGAGCATCCTTTCCTATTGAGGATGGTCCCCATGCGAAGCAGGGTACACGCGGGGCGGGCCGCAAGGAGCCGCCCCACCTTCAACCAAGAGGAAACCGTATGGCGCACGAGATGAAGCAGCACGGCATGAAGGCGACGAAGGCATCGGGGAAGGCGAAACTCAAGACTCCGATGAAGTCAGCGCGCAAGGCGGTTCGCAAGTAGTCCGATGACCTCACCTCAACCATTTCCGTCCACTGGTCACGACCAGCCATCCTCCGCCGGTGCGGGGATGAGTTCCTTCGGGGACATGCTGGGAGTCCAGGGGAAGGCTCCTGTTACCGATAATGCGGAGCAACTACGCAAACAGCAGATCGAATCCGCTGGCATGCAAATTCGCTCCCTAGGGCAGCAGCTTGACGGAATAGCAAGGCAGTTCCCCGCTTCGGCCCCTGACATTCAGATGCTCAAGCAAGGACTAACGAAGGTGTTGGTTAAGATCGTGGGTTCTTCACAATCGGAAAGCCAAGCCCCCACCGGAGTTATGGGATGAAGCCCAGTCCGATTTTCCGCAGCCCGAAAGGGAAGGAAGCGTAAAACACCATGGCATTTGTATTAGTAGACGAACTCGCAGCCGTTGGGGTCGATAAGGCCGTAGCGGAAGAGATCGCCAAAAATCCAACGGCAGCCAAGGCCCTCCAAGAGAAGTTCGAGGGGAGCATGCGGCAAAGCGACTACGACCGCTTCATGAATTCGAAGAAGGCAGAATTTGAGGCCCAGCGCAGGCAGCTCCAGGAAGAAGTAACGACCTTTGAGAAAACGAAGGAAGCCATCAATAAGCAGTACCTGGAAGGCCTGACCTCTCGCGAACAGATGGAATCCCAACTGGCGACTGTCCGGGCGAAGGCCAAAACGCAATCGGATATCTACGGCGTGGACCTGGTCAAGGAACTCTTCGGAACTTCCGAGCCGGTCGTGACGCCGCCCCGGCGCGAGGAACCGAAGGGGAACGAGTACGACGACCGCATCAAGAAGGTCGAGGACCTCTTTCTCAACGGCGTCAAGCTTCAGACCCAAATGATGGAAATCTCCCGGCAGCATCAGGAGCTTTTCCCCGACAAGCCGATTAACTTCGAGGAAATCATGGACGACGCCGCGAAACAGCGGCGGATGCCCATGCAGGTCTGGGACGACAAGTACGGGGCATCGGCCAAGCGTGCGGATATTCTGGCCGACAAATACCGTGCCGAGGGTGCGGCCAAGGCCAAGGAAGACCTGGAAAAGAAGTACAGCGGCAGGGAAGTGAATGCGTTCCGCACGGACATCCCGCTCAGCCCGGCATTCGCCGCTGCAAACAATAAGACGCTCGCCAGCCCGAAGGACCGGGCGGCGGGTTCAGCCCAGTCAGTTCAGAACGCTGTCGATGCGTTCCTGTCTGGAAAGTATCGCCAGGGTGGAGGCCGCGAGGCAACCCGATAAATCCTTTGAGGAGACACTATGTCGTTTGATCCCGCATTAGACGAACTGAGCGCGACTACGCTCTACGAGATTTTCCCGCGCGTCGTCCAGGACAACTTCTTCAACGACGTTGCCTTTCTCGCCTACATCCGGGATCACTGTCTCGCTACGTTCGGCGGCGGCACGACCATGCAGCAGACCTTCCTGTATGCGCCGCTTTTGACGAACTCCTACGGCATCGGCGCCCAGTTCAACCTGGAGAAGGTGCAGACCATCGCCGGAACCCGCTTCGACCCGAAGTATTACGTTTCCATCTACCCCGAGTACATGGAAAACATCGACGTGCTCAACGTCGGGCCCAACGCGGTATTCTCGCTACTGAATCTGAATCTGGCGAACATGATGAATTCGATCTGCGCGGATGTGGCGATCGCGCTTTCGCTTCACGGTCAGCCTTCGGGTTCGAACATCGTCGGCAACCGGCCCTACGACCTTAATGGCTGGATCGAGGCCATCAACGACGGTATCACGCCAGGATGGGACGGCTCGATCTTCGCGAATTATGGCGGCCAGTCGCGCAATGGCGCGGTCGGCTCTACGCTCAACTCCATCCCGCGCTACTGTGGCGATTCGACCACAACCACCGGAAACACTTCCGCCGCAGGCGCCCTGACCTACTCCGTCCTGGAGGAGGGCTACTGGGATGCCTCGATTGGCCGGGAGCGTCCAGACCTGGGAGTCACCACTAAGCGGGCATTCGCTTTCATCAAGGAGAAGATCCAGCCGCTTCAGCGCGGCGAACTGGTGACGATGCAGGATGCCATCTGGGGCGTGAGCGGCGTCAAGATGAACGACGCCATCATTTTCCCGGATGACTACTTTCCGTCGGCGGCCTATGGCGTGAATGACCCGGTTCTCGGGAATTATCTAACGAGCACCTTCACGGTTCCGGCCGGGGCTTCCTCGAAGTCTAACCTGCCCGTGTCTGGCGCGATTGCGACGGTAGGCGAGGTCTTCACTTGGTTCAACACGACCAAGATGCAATTCCGCTTGTCGAGCTCGCCACGGTATCAATTCGGCCTGTGGGGCTTCTACCCGGCGGCCGATTCGACCAAGGTTGTGGCGCGGACGCATGCGGCGGTCAATCTGGTGTGCCTCTCGCCGCGCCACCAGAAGCAGTTCTACGGTATAGCAGCGTAGGCATCGTTGAGAATAAAGGAGATTTATGCCGAATCACATTGAACAGCAAATCATGCGGTCCACGCGGCCGGCCTTCAACGATGTCAATGACCCGTACCCAGCGCAGAGTACCCCGACGGCTTCGGGATCACTCACGCAGTACGCCGAGCAGCTTGGCGGGCGCGTCTGGCTCGACGGCTCGGCGCTCGGGGTCAAGTATGATTCCACCATCGGCACGCTCTACGGCGGCGAGTTCCAATATGTCCAATTCTTCAATGGGACGACCGCGCCAGCGGTTGGCCTCCCGACCGCCTGGGCATGGGATCAGGCCAATGGGGCCTTTGAGAGCTACATCGTCACGTGCGACATGAACTCAGCGCTCCGCACGGGGCGGTTCGCGGGCTTCTGCCTGAATGCAGTCACCAAGGGCAACTACGGCTGGATTCAGGTTTCCGGAAAGTGTACCGGACTGACTGGTACGCTCACTGCCGCCACTCCCGCCGATGGCGACATGCTGATCATCGCTTCGGCGACCGGGTTGGTGGACGATCCCACGCAGAGCGGAAATCCGACCTACGCCACACTTAAGGCAGCCATTGGAACGGCGATTGGGGCGCCGACCTCGGCGGCGCTCTGCCTGATCCTGGTGCGCAAGATCAACGAGGTGGTGTAGGATGCCGATCAACGCATATGCGCAGAAACTTGCGCCCCCTTCGCTTCCCGAGGGGATCATAAAGTGGCAAGGTCCGGCCAGTTACACGGTGGTCACGCCGGGAAGCCCTCCCAGCGGCGGAGACGGACTACCCGCCATCATTCTCGGAGTGGCTGAAATCCTGACCATCGAATTCGGCGGGACCTATACCGGAAACTTTATGGT